CTAATTTATCCCATAGATTATCGATCATATCTAGTTCTGAGTTTTTCATTTAAGATACCGTATCCAAAATATTTATTGTTGGCACCCATCCAAGTTTACGTAATTCCAAAGTATCAGCGCATGTAACATCTCTTTCGCCTGGTGTATCTTCCTTAATAGGTAGATGACCCATACCCATTTTCATGGCAAGATCTATCACAGCTACTGGATCACCAGTACCAACATCTATAACCCCAGTATATGTTGTAGGTATCAAAGTGGCAATAGCAGATACAACATCATCCACATGTATCCAATCTCTTTTATGTCTAGTAAGATACGTCGCAGTCTTATCTTCTAACATACGATACAACATATCTGGACGACTTACCTTCTCTGCATATACATTGTAAAATCTCATACCAACACTATTTGGTGGAGCTTGTATCTCATTTACCTTTTTAGATATTGCATATGGATTTAACCACCACTCTTGCACAGATGAAGAGCTTGCATATAACAATCGAATATTATTTCTTCCACAGTAATCAAATAAAGCTTTGGATTTAACCACATTATTTTCCCAAAATTTATCTGGGTTTTCAAGACTTTCTCTGACAGCAGCGTACGCAGCTAAATGTATAACTACATCATATCTTTTCGTATCACAAGCATAGAATCTTATGAAGTCACGAACATCATCTGGAAAATCTAATCCAGTAACATCAAATCCAAGATCCTTTAAATGACTATAAACATGACTACCAATAAAGCCTTTGTGTCCAGTAACTAATACGTTCATGATAAAATCCTACTAAAACCTTTTAATTTTTCAAATTGTATGACACTCTCAAACTTCTCTAATAGAGATTCTTTATGAGAGATAACAAATATGTTTGCATCTTTAATTACAAATCTTATAATCTTGAGGAACTCATCTGTTCCTGTACCATCAAGAGAACTATCAAATACCTCATCCATAATTAACAGATTAGTATTTGTTGAATTTTTATAAGCAGCTACTTCTCTCCAAGTAAAGAGTAGAGCTAAATCAATTCTCATCTTTTCACCTTCACTAAATGAAGCATATGAAAAATCT